GCTTGCCGTACTAAATCTTCACGAACAAAAGTATAGATGATCGCATCAGGGTCTGCAAATCCTCTAGGTCCTTTACGGAGTATATTTAAAGTATCTGCACCACGCTTGCTGATCAAGAAGTTATATAGGGGGTAAATCTAAATGTCTCAATCTTTAAAAACGGAAAAAGCGAAAAAAACGGCTTTATTATCAAAAAAACAAAGTTTTATGCCGGACAAACTTCCAAAGTAAACAAAATCCAAATGTCCAACATTACCGATTTGGTACCATTTGACTATCATTATGAGTATGATTATTTGCCTAAAAGAGGGTTATTTACCTATTGTGGTAACATCAGACTATCATTATTTGTTAAAACAAGCTTAAAATGCGTTAAAACATCATTTAAAGCATAATTAAAATGCTCCATATCGAAAGCGTTTGATAGACACAAGACAACTTAATATTAGAAATAGATGTGTTTAGCTTCAATCAAATCAATTGTATTCTTTAAAATTAAACTACGAGATTGTGCCTTATCTATGTTTGGTCTAACAGTTGGTCTAACAGTTGGTCTAACATGATATGTGTTTAATGGGCATTTCATTAACAATGATAATGTAGCTTAAGACATGTAAAGAAGCCAATAAACCACTTCAAAATGATGGTTATTACAAGTAAAAATTAGCTAAAGATCACTAAGATATCTTATAATACGCTAATTATCAGCAATTTAGTAATTTATCAGTTGTGGCTTGGCTCTAATATTATGTGTATGTTTAACCAGGGCTAAGAGACCTTCCCTCTTTAACTGACTCATATAGATCTTTTAGATTTGCGGATACCTGTGAACCTACCTTTCCTCCGATAGATAAAATATGAAGATCTATTATAAAAGCCCGCAATAATTCTTGAGCACGGACTATTTTTTCAGAAAGAATTTTTTCTATTTCTTTTTGTTTGCTTTTATCTTCTAATATCTCAAAAAGAAGTCCGAGGTCGTAGTTGTCAAGTTGTATAAGTTCCTCAAAAAGATCATTACTAATGTAATTGCTATCTATTCGATCCAACATATATACTACATCTCCCAAATTATCTACTGTTCTACGGTAATCAAGAAACAAGTCATTAAAACCATAGTCAATGGCTGATTTGTCATATGTTATTGAACCATTAAGCCCATTAATGTCGATATCTGAGAAAAAATAATTAGCATCTATATTAAATACACTAATAATATCATTAAGTATATCAATGGATAAGTTGTTCTTGCCACTTTCTATCATTGAATAGGTGCTTTGCTTAAGACCAATCTTTTCAGCAAAATCTCCTTGAGTATGCCCTATGTGCTTTCTAAGCCCTTTTAGTTTAGTAGGTATATCATTTTTCATGAAAATATCATTTATTACTTGTTAATATCACTAATAATGTATTTATTTGTATTAATGATATTCAAATATAATAAAATTATGGAAAACCTAAATAATATAAGAGAGCAGCTACCACACGGTGCAATGAAAGAAATTGCTAAAAGAGCGAACGTCTCCAATGCTACAGTTACAAAAGTTCTGGATGGAACATGTGAAAATCTAGTAGTTATTAATGCTATAGCAGACTATTTAACCGTCTACAAAGCGGAAAAAGAATTAGCTGTAGGCCGTTTAGCTTCACTAATTAAATAATGCCTCATTACTGGAATGATATATTGGTTGTAAGCAAAGAGGATCTTATACCTACTTGGTACACCTCAATTAAAACACTTAGCGTTGCTTTAGATAGGGCTAAAGAAAAACAGCATGGCTTAAAACGTGTACAATTGGGTGGCAATGGCAGACAGATGCTCATTTCTTTTGACAGCTTACCACCTCATATTAAGGAAGGTCTTGGTGATCCACGTAAGTGCAATCATATATTGGAACGATATTATAAAACTGATCCAATGGCGGTTTCGTTTTATAGTACGTTCACATTTCTAGATAATACCTATTTAGATTTTGAAGTACAGGAAAAATATATAACTAACGCCAGTGTTTTAAAGGCATTGATCGCTCTAAGATCAGACAGGCAAAATGCACGTATTGATAAGGGGGTTAATTCTATAAATGGAGTACGTCCAAAACCCATTATGACAACTCTCTGGATGGATGCGATTAGCTTTAAGAACACACTTTCTACAAAATACAATTATGAGCATACTTTACCAGAAAGTGAGAAAAGGTTTAAAGAGGCATTAAAAGCCTTTGAAACAACTGGCTATTCATCTCTAATTAATGAGAGGCATCGGAACCAGAACAGTCGGAAAGTAACAGATCAAACGATAACGTTGCTTAATAACCTTTTTGCCGGAGATAAAACCAAACCGACAGCTACAGAGGTTCATAGCCGATACGCTGCCTTCATATCCGGATACATTGAAATTATCAACAACGTTACTGGTGAGGTCTACGATCCGAAAGAGTTTAAGTCTTTATCTGATGCTACTGTAAAGAGTTATATGGCATCCTGGATTAATAAGATAGCCACTTTTCAACTTAGAAGTGCTGACCGTCAAAAGAACATGCAATTTTTCAAGCCATATCATTCACTTGACAAACCTAAGTACGCAGGGTCTTTAATATCCATTGATGACAGACAGCCACCGTTTAAAGCCCTGGACGGCAAAAGAGTTTGGTTCTATAATGCTTATGATATTGGAAGTGAAGCGTTTACTTGCTGGGTATATGGAGACACAAAAACAGGAATTATCTTGGAGTTTTATCGTGAGCTTATTAGAAAATATGCTGAATGGGGAGTTTGTTTGCCTGATGGCTTAGAGGCCGAAATGAGTTTAAACGCCTCTTATGTCAATACCTTTCTTAAGGAGGGTGTTATGTTTCAGAATGTTAGGATAGAGGCTAATAACGCACGTGGTAAGTTCATTGAGCGAGTTTATGGAGTCTTGCGCTACCAATACGAAAAAATGCGTATGGGTTGGTTAGCACGACCTTTTGCGTTAAGCGAAAGCAATCAGCCTGCTATAGAAATAGAAAAAGTACCTACCCTTCCATATCAGCAAATTATCACAAATTCTTTGCAGGATATCTATAAATGGAATAATGAAAAACACAGCATTCACAAGGACAAAAGCAGATGGCAGGTTTTTATGGAAATGCAACATCCAGAATTAAAACCAACTAATTACATCGCAATATTGCCACACTTAGGCTATAAAACTAAAACAAGCTGCAATGTTGGGATTATTAAGTTAAATAATTCGGAATTCTTATTAGGAGAAAATAGTGCAGTGTGCAGAGGGTCACGTTTGATCATTCTCATGCAGCAAGTGGAAGGTGAACTAATAGACATTTACTGGTTGGATGATAGTGATGGAAACGTGTTAAAAGCATTAGTATTTATCGGATCACAATATGTATGTGAGGCAGTGGCTAAACCAAGATACAACCGTGCGAAAATTGAGCAGACTGGTGATGATTTGGTAAACAGGGAGGTTATGAGTGCCTACGTAACCACTATAGAGGCATTTGCTAAACGACAAAAATTAAAAATCGAACCTGTTACTATAATTGACAACCGTCCAGCACCGGAGGAAACATTTGTAATGCGTGAGCTAAAACAGTTTCCAAATTTCTCAAGCAGGGACTGGTCTGAGCCTGAGACTCTGTCCGATACTTACGAACCAGAGTTTGTGCCAGATCCGAATATAAATTTCTTAAAAGACATAAGTGAAAGATATTAACCTTTTTAAAATATGATACAGATAACTCCGCAATTCAAAAAAGATGTACTGAGTGCCCTTGTCGCAGTAAGATCAAACTTCACTGGATCAGATCATAAGTTTGCTCAAAAATGGAATTTAAACCCTTCTATTTACAGCAGAATTAAAAATGGTGAAGATACCGAGGGACTAATTAAAGAAGCCACATGGTTAAACCTCGGAATGCAGCTAAACGTTAGCATAAATGACCGTAAGTGGAATATTGCAAAAACGGATGTCTATAAGACCATTCAGGAAGATATTGAATTTTGCCAACGGTACTCTAAAGCAAAGATTTTTGTAGACGATTGTGAGATTGGCAAAACCGTTGCTGCCAGACATCTTAGCCGGACATTAACTAACTGCTTTTACGTAGATGCCAGTCAAGCCAAAACCAAACAATTATTTATAAAAGAGATCGCAAAAAGCATTGGCGTTGACTGTAACGGTAAATACGCTGATATAAAAGCAGCTATTAAGTATTACTTGAAGTCACTGCCATTGCCGATTGTGATTATTGATGATGCCGGAGACCTTGAGCCAAAAGCATTTCTAGAATTGAAGGAATTCTGGAATGCGACTGAGAATGTCTGTGGCTGGTACATGATCGGAGATGATAGTCTGCAGGTACTGATTGAGAGGTTTATTAATAGTGCAAAGCCAGGGTTTAGGGCACTCTTTAGCCGGTTCTCAAGTTCATTCAGTAGTATCACCCCTTTTGATGATCAGCAAAAATTACAATTTTATTATAAGCTGATTAGTGACGTGTTATCCGTCAATATGCTCGATAAAAGCAAAATGCCAGAGATTATTAAAAAATGTCTCAAAAAGGGTACCGCTGGTCAAATTGGCGGCTTAAGACGTGCTGAAAGTATATTAATTCTAAACGCAGCATGAAAGAGCCTAGAAAATTTAAAAGGGCTACCCGTGCTGGTGCTATTTACAATATCACACATGATTGCTTTGAGTTGGACGGTGTTTGGGCTCAAGTTTTAGGGGAGCCGGAAAAAAACGGAGCCTGGATCATTTACGGCCCAGAAAAAAACGGTAAAACATGGCTTGCCTTAATGCTGGCTAATTACCTAAGCAGTTTAACCAAAGTGCATTATATCTCAGCAGAGGAAGGTACAAGTAAAGGTTTTGTCGATTGCTGCATAAGGGCTAGAATAGAGCCAAATAACCGGAGTTTATACTTTGTTGAATATGAGCCCATCTCAGAGCTTAAAGCCAGGCTTAATAGCCGTAATGCACCTGGTATAGTATTCATTGATAACCTAACTATCTATTCAGATGAGTTGAATAGCAAAGCGTTTAAGGAGTTGCTGGATGACCATCCACACACGCTCTTTATATTTCTAGCGCATGAGGAACGTGGCCTACCTTATACTGCTGTAGCTAAGTTATGTAAACGCTTATCAAAGATAATTTTTAGAGTTCAGGCATTGACTTGTATCGTTGAAGGCAGATGTCCAGGGGGTCGGGTTCTTATAGATGAAAATCAGGCTGCTCTATATCATGGTCAATCAATTATTTAACAGAAATGGGAAAATTTCAAATAAAACCATCGAATGCACTTAAGTGGGCACAAGCGAAGAGGCTATATGTCTATACTCTTCAAAATGCAAAGGATATCAGTTTAACCCTAGAAGTTACCGAAAAGACTTTAGGAAATTGGATCAAAGCTGGTGATTGGAAAAGAAATAGAGATGACAACCTAAGTATGAAATATGGTGATATACCTGTAACCTGGTTAGAAAAATCGCTTGTTATCCGAGACCTCAAAAAATTCATAAAAAAACGGAGCAAACCCCTGTCTGAAAAATTAGAACCAATATTAACCGATTATTTAAACGTCAAATAAATACTACTATGCAAAACGTAACCGTTCCACAAATCTCAAAAATTCACTTCCTTTTAAATAAACTAGGGATGATGGATGACAAACGCACGATTGTTTCTAATGCATCATCAGGGAGAACTGAAAGCACCAAGCTATTACTATTTGAAGAGGCTAGACAGCTTATTCGAGATCTTGTAGAATTTTCTCCCGAGGAGCGAGTAAAGAGTATAATTTTCTCTCTAGCATATCAAGCCGGAATTATTTACGGTTCGTCACAAGCTGATAAGCGTATAAACGTTGCAAAGCTCAATCTATTTTTAAATGAGCGAGGCTCAATTAAAAAGGATCTTAATTATATGAGCTATCTGGAACTGATCCAAACGAGAGCACAATTTGAGGCAATGGTTAAAAATATAAAAAAGACAGTGCTTAATAAGGAAGCTGGAAATGTAGTTTCTGAACTCATGAACGAACTGGATTTAGTAACCGCTTAATTAAAGAAGATGGAATCAAATATTAGTCAAAATAAAGCATTGTCAGTAAGGTTCTCAGATATTGAAGAGGTTTATCATCTTCAAAAGGATCTACTGTTTTTGCTACAGTCATCATTGAACAGTCCCATAAGAAACGAGGCAGGATTTCATGTAATTGAAATGCTTCTAAATTTATCGGATCTACATTTCAACGCCGTGGCCGGGATAGGTACTACAGTTTAAATACAAAATATTAAAAATTTAATTATGCAAAACATAGATAATAACATTAAAAAATTTAGTCTAGAGGTAGCAAACAATGGCGGTACCAAACGATTCAAACAAGCATTCACTAATATCTGGATGGATAGAGCTGAACAAATTATAAGTCAGGGTGACGATGTCTCAGAATCAATGTCAAGTGAGCTCATGCTGCTCCGCATCATGATTGATGTGCTATCCTGATTTTTAGCAAGAATGGTTAAACACAAATATTAAAACAATGATAATACTAGAAAAAAAAGAATTAGAGAATATCAGCATTGAACTAAATGGCTTTAGTGCCTTAGCTGTAGCCTTAGATGAAAGTTTGAGTAAAGTGCTCAAGGAGATGCAACCGCAATTTGCACATGACAACTTTGGGACTGAGAATTTTATGGCAACAACTGCATTTTCCACCGTATTGGAGGGAATGGATTATCTGGATAAAGTCAGCGAGTATGCCTTAGGATTAAAGGCAGGCATTGATAATATAATCAAAACCGTATAGAATGGAAAAATTTAAAGCAACCTCTAAAGAGGAAATCAAACAAAAAGTTAAAGAGTTGGAGGGGCTAAAAATAGGCTTGGAATTTCTTTTGAAAAGTCATGCTACCTTAGCTGGAACGCTGAAACTTACGTTTTCAGAAAGCTGCATTGAATGTGGTAAGACGGATCAATTCATTAAAAATACCAGAGACATCTTTATCTCTAATATCACTAAAGTAGTAGGGCTTTACAATAGTATTTCTAGTCTTCTTGGGGAAATTGTTCCAAACAGGTATTATCCGCACCTGGAAGATTATAATGATGACGGATCTAAGCCAGTACTTGATGAAACTTATAACCCTTTAATATAATATAAAAATGAAAAAATTGCTTTTAGAATTCAACAACCGAGGCTGTGATAAAGCGTTGAGATTAGCACACGCAGATGTCAATCAATACAATTCCCTAATTAATGTGCTTAAAGAAAATGCTCCTCAAATTGAGATCAATAGCGATAATATCGCTAGCCTGCTCCAAGATCCCGAATCTTTTATATTTGATTTAGTTGTCGATACGGATCAGTTAAACTTTAACGGGATGCCTATAAGTAAAAAGAAAGCGCTGGATCTGGTCGAATTTAATACAAACCAACTTGCTGTCATAAATGCATTTAGAACTGCTGGTTCTAAATTGAAAGATGGGGTATATGAGATCGACGGTCATACAACAATTGATAGAATCGGTCCTAATGACCTAGAAATAAATAACGGAGCATTCACGCTAACAAAAGCTTATAAATCAGATCTAAATGAGGAGTTCAGTACATTCACCAAGAATGATAAACAAATAGAGGCACATCAGTTGGTAACTGCTCTATTAGACTCTGTAATCAAATTAAGGAAGTTAGGGTTGGGAGTCAATGCAGATCAGGATAGCTTTGCCGAATTCGGCATCAAGTACTATGCAAACGAGCCTATTATTAATAATGACTTTATCAGTTCTATACGTTAATTAAACACTGCTTAAAAAGCATTTAAATCAAAAAGCCAGGATATGTCAGTCCTGGCTTTTCTATTATGGAATCCACCATAATTGTCAAAATCAGCAAAACAATGAACTAATCGCAATTATAGATTAAAATCTCCCTAATAATTAACTATTTGTCTTTAGGATGGTCAGTTTTATCTTATCATGGGAAATGTGAGTGTTTATTGTTTTTAACCTACTGTATATTTGAGCATAGATCAATAAAAACTATGAAAAACGTTTCATTAACTAAAAAAAGAAATACTGAAATACTTAAGAATTATAATGCTATGTATTTCGGAGAGATGAAAAGGGATGAGGTTATCTATCAAGAATTAAGTGAAAAATACTTTATGATGCCCAAAACTCTTTATGAGATTGTTTTAAAGGAAAGTAAAAAGCACGAATTACAATCAGCATGATAGAACGCAAATATTTAACTAATGGCCGGGAGAACTGGAATTTTGAGGACTTCGAAGCAAATGATCCTAAAGCTCTGGAAATGATGCAGTATCATTCAATTGATGAATATAACCTTTTAGCAACTAAAAGGATTGATAATTCGATCAAAGATGCTGCGAACAGGATCGATTGGACTTACAATGATTATTCTGATATGGATCCAGATGCGTTGGCACATATGGAAAAGCATCACAGGCAAAAGCACAGTGACTTATATAATGCTCATGTACAGTACATAAGAAACTTTCTTAATGAGTAAGGGCCTTGATTATCTAATTAACCTCAAAGAGGGTGATTTTTCCGGAACTATTAGAGGGAAAGGAGAATTGCAAGGCATGGATCAGGCAATTGTGACCACTGGCTCAAACATGGGTGGATTAAGCTCAATGGCTATTAAAGCTGGTACTGCAATGGCTGGAGCTTTTGCAGCGTTAGGGCTTAAATCCACCTTAGATGACCTCATAGCGGTACGTGGAGAATTTCAGGGTTTTGAAAACCTTCTTACAAACCAACTAGGAAATGCAGGGCAAAAGGTTTTTGAAGATATTAAAAAATTCGCAGCCAGTACCCCCTTTGAAGTTGATGAGCTTACGGAAAGTTTCATTAAACTTCAAGGTAGCGGTTTTGCTCCTACAATGGACAAGATGGCTATGCTCGGGGACTTATCTGCATCCAAAATGAAGTCAATCGGGCAATTCACTGAGGCGGTTCTAGACGCTCAGTCCGGAGAATTTGAACGTCTCAAAGAATTTGGTATAAGAGCAAGTAAAAGCGGAGAAAATGTAACTTTTACCTATAATGGAGTTGCTAAAACAATGAAATTCTCCCAAAAATCCACAGAGGATTATCTGTTAAGCCTTTCCAGAATGCCTGGTATAATGGGATCAATGGATGCTATGGCTAATACTTATATAGGCAAGCAAAGTAATATCAACGATCAAATAACTCAGTTTAAGGATAATCTTGCAAAGGATTTGGAACCAGTATTGAATACCTATTTAGACCTACAATCTAAGGGCATTGTTGTTATGCAGGAAAGTGTTGCATGGGTAAAGGAAAATAGTGATATGCTTAAGATGCTTGGAGCTGAAGTAGGTATAGCCGGTGGAGCCTACTTAATAGCGTCAAGTGCGCTAGGAGTTTATAACGCTTATCAAGCAGCGACAGCTACAGGTACTACCTTGTGGACATTAGCACAACAGGGTCTTAATGCAGCATTTAAAGCTAATCCCATTGGGGCGGTCATCGGCGGGATGACTGCTATTGTTGGATTTTTCACAATTCTCTATAAAAAGTCCGAAACCTTTCGGGCTAGTATTGATGGTCTTATAGAAGTTGGTAAACTTGTAGGGGAAGTTTTTATGGGTGTGGGAAAAACAATTGTTGGTGCTCTAACCTTTGATAAAGACATGTTCTTAAAGGGAATTGCAGAGACGGCAATAGTAACACAAAAAATATTGGGTGGAGGTATCCAAAGTGCTTTTAACAAAGGATTTGAGGATAGTAAGAGGAACTTTAAGGCCGAACAACTAAGTGAAAAGAGTGTTAAAACCGGTATTGATTCGTTAGTACCCAAACCTAAAAGCCTTTCAGGAGTCAAAACTTTAGCAGCCTCTGCTTCAGGGGTGGATTCAACATCAGTTCAAAGTAGTAAGCAGTCGAGAAGTGTTATTGTTACCATAGGTCGTTTAGTTGAAAATCTAACTGTGTCTACGACAAACCTCCAGGGTGCAGGATCTGCTGACATAAAAAGGATGATAACTGAATTACTCGTTGGTGCTGTACACGATAGCGAGCTTGCTTTAAGCTCTTAATTAAATGGTAGAACAACGCACAATAAGAGAATGGAAAAAGCGATTTGAATATATTTTAATAGTCGAAGTACAGGTTTCTGAAAATGATGTTTGTATCGGATATTACAAAAGGCCTACAGACTCTATAATTGATCTTTGTTCAAAGGAACTGAATTTAAACGGTCTTGCAACATCTATGGATTTTTTAGCAAATAATACTTGGTTAGGTGGAGACCACAGACAACAAATAGTTGCAGAAATTGCTGTTTCTGCTCAAGTAAGTTTATGGAGTCAAATGCAATATATCCTTAACAAACCATCAGGAAGCGAAATCAAAAAAAATGGATAGAAATTTTAATTTACGTGATCTATATCAAAAGGCATTTGGTGTATCTGGCAATGGTTAAGATTGATGGCTTATCAAAGCTACATCTGCGATAATTATACTTTCATGATAGGGATTACTCACAGTAAGTTTTTTATTTTCTTGATTAGCAACCTCTAGCAATGGATAGATACTACTTCCAATTTCAGACTCAATTGTAAGTAGTAATTGTGCGTATTCGTCTGCTTCACTACCAGAATAGTCCCTATAACTTGTTAACGTTTTGAAAACTTCCTTACCTTTCATACTGTAAAAATACCATGAATTATTATAAAAACAAACTACTAATATGCAGCCGTTTTTAATGATTTTTCGTCAAAAAAACAGGACATTTGGATTTTTAATAACGGACATTTGGATTTTGCGGTTATAGTTACTTACGATAACTCCTGAAGCATTATTTATGATCAACTGGTCTTTTTTTATCTGATAGTAAGTCAACGCACCCCTACTTTCCGCCTTTGTTGTGCTGTACATCTTATTAGCTTCGTCAA